ACGGGGAAAGTGCCTCCTTCTGCAAGCCTATGTTCTGTCCTACGACTGACTAATTGGACGAACATGGTCATCCAATACAGAAGGCCTCCTTTTGGTTTAATTAGACGTGGTGGGATACGCCCAGAGGGATGCATTTAATGTCTGCCCAAGACGGTGCCGCAATCTAAGCATAGCGTTCTTTCCAGGCTACAAGTCTGTCGTCATAACTTTCGTGTACAACAGTGCAACCATGAATGATGTCAGCTCGCTTAGCTACCTCAATCATTTGTTGGCGGCGTTGCTCATAGACATCACGTCCATGTGAAAACCACTCACGAAGAGCTCCATCAATGTTTTGCATTGATTGTTGTTCTTTTGTAAGTGCTTTGGATTTCAATGTGGCATGCAAACTCTTAAAGATCGAATCTTCATCGAGTGCACCCATGATCAAACCAGTGTCTTCACAATAGACGTTCTTTCTTTTGAGCAAATCTGCATCCGTATCTTTCATGTACGGTGTCGGCTCGGACTCCTTGTCCGGCATGGTGAACTTCATGTCATGTTCTTCGCGGAACTTTGCCACTGAAATGTGGTTAAATTCATCGAAGTCCTTATGTACAGAGCTCTTTGCATCATCTCCGTATGTAATCAATGCGCACACATCTTGAAAAGGAGGAAGGTTCTTACGATCCTTACAAATTTCAAAGTATGCACATCGAAACAACAGAGCATTTACAATAGAATTGACATAAACAGTCAAGTTCTGTCCCGAAGGATTAGAACCAAAATGCTGTATCAAGTCACCATTATAAGCCATCAAAGGATAGCAAATATCCGTAGCAATTCCTTCCATGATAATCAAATCTTGGTCGGAGTAGCCACAGAACTTGCCAATATCCATCATGACACGAAATGCAGAAAACATCACCTGAGCGGGCATACGAAGATCGTACTTGCTATAATCACCAGCAAGAATACGGTCCTCACCATACTGCTTGATATGTTTTGCCAATTGATCCCATTCAGGACCTTGGGCATTCACACCAACAGCACACTCAGATGTAAGAGGCATCATGGACAATGCTCGGGCAATAGGCAAGAAGTACTTGCGCACCAACAGTTGTAGTGCAACAGGCGCTCCTTGGAATACCCTGACCTTGTCCTTGGTCAATTTTGTTGGCTCGTCCTTCAAACAAGCCTTGAAGATAGGATAAGCTCTTTCTCCCTTCAGATAAAGCTTTTCCATTTCTTCTGCGTGTGTCCAAAATCTTTCGTCTAATTCGGCTGGACATTGATGAGAAGGATGCTCTTCAGGTTCAAGAAGTTCAATGAAATTTGACTTCGGACCTGAAAGAGGATATCCAATTGAAGTGCCTGGAGGCATTTTGTCTATGAATCGAACACCATCGATTCCACAGACTGTCTCCATGCGATTCAAAGGTCTGACCTGATTTTTAAGTCCGGTCAGCTCACCAAGTACCTTCAAAATTGGTCGAATGTAATCCTTACACGCTTTTTCAAGCAAGGATCCTTCGATACCACAAGAAGGTTTCGTCGAATATTGAAGAGATGCCTGCCAA